TGGAAGATGACGGGGCCGGCGATCCGTTAGGTGATGTGGTAACATGGGGAAAATTCCTCGCCGACAACATTTCAACAGATGCTGCGTGGGTTCAGTCGACAATGCTCGATGCACAGCTATCAACGGCCACGACCTACTGGATTGTCTTCAAGCTCGTCGGAAGGGACTCATCAAACACTTATCAGATTTATCATGACAACGCAACAGCAAACGGGCACGAGGACTCAACTGACGGGACATCAAGCTGGACTGACAGGACTGGTTTACTGGCCTTCAAGACATATTACGGCGTGCAAATCATCAAGTCAAGCAATGCAAGCCAAAAGATAGCCGGAGATTATTATACTGATGTCCTTGTCGCTGATCCGAACATTGAAGACTTCTCAACGGCTGAAGACCTTGCGACACAGAAGGTGGCCGAATACGCATTGAAGCATACTTCCGACCTTGTTGTAAAAAGCAAGTTTGAAAGGTTCCGCTCTGGCGACGTGGTGTCCCTGTCTATAACTGGGTTGCCGGCTCTGGAAGATCAGACAATATTATCCACAAGCATGAACTTCACAGAGCCCACAATATCAACTGTCGAAATACACACAACACCAACATTTGACTTTTATACAACGTTTGCAGGGTTGTTTGCTGACCTTCGTAAGCTCAAAATAAAAGCGATGTACCTTGATTCAAATCTGTCAAATGACTATCTCACAGGGGCTGAAACAGTGACACCCGCCGATTTAGCAACTATCATTGAGGCGGCTACCGATTACACCCCACAGTATGACGACACAGAAGCGATTTGGGATGTGAGCAAATGGCAATAAATGAAAATTCGAAAATTATAGGAACATTCACAATAATTGAGCGTGACCTTGACGGCAACATCATTTCAGAGAGCCGTCATTCAAATCTGATAACAACAATAATGAAGACAGCACTTGCTGACGTGCTGACGGGGGATTATGACGAGGACAAGCACGTCATCGGTTATATTGCAGTCGGGACTAACGCTACGGCGGCAAATGCGGCAGACACGGCCCTTGGAACCCAAGTTGGGGCGAACAAGGCCCCAGTTTCCGGTTCGCTGAACAACGACACTTCGTCAGTTGCTGCTGCGGCCACATTCTTCTTCGACTCGACAGAATCCACATATTATGAAACGTGGAAAGAGATTGGGCTCTATGCGGCAAACGGGACTGACCTTCTAACTCATGCTGTTTTAGATCCGACAAAGACATTCAACAACACGAAGACCATCACGGTCAGCTACACGATAACATTTTCATGAGGTTAAAATTATGACATTTACAAAAAAAGTTGCAGCTGGGCAGGATATCGCCTCGGCAGATTTTAGACAATACTTCGGGGATCACTTCTCAAGCTTTGTGAAAACGGGATTTGAGGTAACTGATGCCACAGGACTTGATGTTTCAGTTTCGGCTGGAACTGCATATATAAAGGATGCAACAGGAGGAATGTTTCAGGTTGTTTCTGATGGTGCAGAATCAATGACGTTGACAAACAATACAACAAATTATATATTCTTGCATTCTGATAATGGGGCCAATTATCTCACAAGTTCTACAACAGCAACTGTGCCAGATGATGCAATACTTCTTGGAACTGTTGTCACTGCCGCTGGAGATGTGTCGAGTGTAACGGATAATAGGGTTACAACACCCGCCGTTAGAAGTCCATCCGTTGTGTCTTGTCCAGCTGGGTTAGGGTCAACATATCCAACAACAACAATGACATATTATTTTTACCTCAATCCAAGTGGGACGAGATTAATAAATCTCAAAAAAATAAAAACAAGAGGACTTGTTGTTAGGGCTGCATCCGTTGCCGTGTCTTATGACATTGGGGCTGGATATGTGTCTATCAGAAATTATACACGTAGTGGGAGCAACACAGATACCCTCAATGTTTCAAGCACTGATTCATCATACAACGTTGCTATAAAAATTGTTAGTACATCGGCCAATGCAGGGAGTTATGCGTATATTTATGATTTATCTATTGGGTTTGATATAATATAAAAAATAAAAATTTATTTTATTTCTAAAAGAGCAGGGCATCCGGCATATAGGGAATTGCTAAAATAAATTTAATTTTTTTCCTTTTTCTATTCTTGAGTTAGTTATTTTCTAATCTTTTTCAGTATTAATACCGAAAGGTTTATATATCTCTTGTTCACAATTAATTCTGTATGACTTCACAAGATACGGTTAGCTGGCCAATACCAAGAGAGCTTGACGAAAGGATTGGGAACATCGTCAGGGCAAGGATGGGCTATGCTACAAAGAGTGAGTTCATCCGAGAAGCGATCAGGAAGCTCCTCGATGAAAAAGAAGGATTGGTGAAATAATGGAAAAAGAAAATATATCGGCAAGAGCGGCCATGAAGGCTGTGATTAAAGAACTTGGCCCTGAAGGTGTCAGAGCCTTGAAGGAAGCATTAGAACAGGACGTAAGGAGGTGCGGATATGGTAAGCGTTACAGAATTTGAGGAGAGCATACAGGACTACGACGCAGAGGAAGCTGCAAGAATTATAGCAAAGCACGTCAAATTCCCGCCTTCAATAGTTGAGAGGGCGGTAAAGTTCTCACTCAAGCAGAGGAGGGGTTACTGATGGGTGCAAGGGAAAATCTCATGGCAAAGCTCAACGTTGACAACGAGCAGCTGAACGAGATAATCAAAAAGAAAATGGCGGAGAAGAAATGCTCCGCCACCCAAGCCCTGATACTTCTTGCAAACGAGGTGAGTGGGAAGACAACACCAATACAGGAAAAGGTCGTGCCGAGAGGTGTCGACTTTGACGAAACACCGCAAGACAACAGACCGACCACACCAAAAGGGATGTTTCACAGGGCACAAAGGAAAGAGTCGAAACTTCGTTTGGCCTTGACAGGGGCTTCCGGTTCTGGAAAGACCTACTCGGCATTATTGCTCGCAATGGGTTTAGGTGGAAATATTGCCGTTGCGGACACAGAAAGGGGTTCTGCTGCATTATATTCCCATCTGTTCGATTTTGACACTGTTGAGATTGAGCCACCATACCAGATAAAGAAATGGATTGACATATTCGATTCAGCAGTTGAGGGCAACTACAATGTCCTGATCCTTGACAGCATAACACCGCTCTGGTCAGGGGAGGGCGGACTTCTTGAAATGAAGGAGCAGTTGAGCAAACACTCTGGCAAGAACTCTTTTACAGCTTGGGCAGATGTGACACCGCTCTATAACAAGTTTGTCGAGAGGATGTTGAATGCAAATATACACATTATCGCAACAATCAGGGCAAAGACGGAATATGCGATGGAAACTGATGGGGGGAGGACAGTTGTCAAGAAGATTGGGCTTGGCCCTCAATTTAGGGATGGAATTGATTACGAGTTCACGACAGTCTTTGACATTGCAAGCGACCACTCGGCCCTTGTTTCAAAGGATAGGAGCGGACTGTTCGACACAAAGACCCCGTTTGTCATTGGAAAGGAAACAGGTCAAAAGATAGGAAAGTGGTTGGAGGGAAACAAATGAGCTACCATTACTACTGCACCGCTTGTGTAAATCAATGTGAGTTAATTGTGGATGTGGATGATAAGCCTGATTGCTGCCCAATCCACTACTATTTAGATGCTGACTGGCACAAGGAGGGGGTTTTTTGAGCAGAATGAGTGAGATTGACAGGCAAGTTGCAGCACTCGACAGCATGGACAAAGACGAACTCCGAACAGCTTGTGAGGAGCAGTTGTTTGAGATTGAGGTATTGAAGACAGACCTTGAAGTGATGAAGATAGCCGCCTCGATTTTCTCCATACATTTATATTACTCATTGAAGACAGACCTTGAAGTGATGAAGAAGCAGAACACACTATTGAAAGAGGAAATAAAATCAATCAAAGAGGGGGTGAAAGATTAATGGACGCAAGAACCTATATCGAAAGTTACGCAAAGGAACACCACAAGGATGACGTTCACTGGCTCGACGACAAGGTCATGAATAAGATTGCAAGCGTTGGCGGGTTGATATCTGATGAAGGGGCGATAATGCTCATTGCAGAGGAGCATGGTTGGATAATGGAAGAAAAGGCTTTCGAGCCGCCAAAAGAGAGAAGACAAGAAATCCCAATAACACAATACACCGAGCTTTCAGATGCAATGCTCGACCTGATCTGGGGAACTTCCAAAGGTGGGGAAAAGACACGATATCCCGATGAGCCTTTGGTCGTGAAAATTGAGAGGATCTATGACGCAAAGAAACCGGAAAACGACTATTCCTCGATGGAAACTTCCGCAAAGGTCACCGACGGCAGGAATTTGGCATACTTCAATTTTCAGGACAAGCCGGAGTTCTCCAAAGGCGAGAAGACATTTCCGGCA